CACTACGGATATATATCTTCAATGGCCTGGAATAACTGAATCAGAAAAGAATACCAAACCATGTTATTTGTATGTTCCGACTAATTACAAAGTAAGTAGTTGTTTAGGCGCGCATCCATTGTCTGGAAAATTTGAAGTTACTGGTTTTAGTTTTGTTGAACAAACCGGAACAGAAAATATAACTAATAGTTATGGTGCTGTTGTTCCTTGCAAAAAGTGGAAAATATCTTGGGAAGGAACTAAGGGTATAGTAACACTTAAGATTGGAATACAGAAAAAGTAAAGAAATCGTCGAAAGACGATAAAAATAATTAAAAAGTAGTTTAATATTATAATGGCTGTTAAATATTATAATAGACAAGAAAACGCAGTTCCGTTTCAAGAAGGTTTGTCATTTAAAGCAGGAATGCCTGCTGATGACCGTCTTGTTTTGGACTATAGCGACTTATATATAAGTGAGGAATCACCAACGGATGCTACGCTGTATAATAAAGCATATACAGGTATGATTGTTACAGTGTTCGAGAGTGATGGAAAACCCACTATTCTTGTATTGAAAAATGCTGATCCGTATAGTGCTGGCAGTATTTCAACCATCAATTCTGCAAATTTAAGAGAGCATTGGTTCTCTCCATCATCAGATAGCATTGAAGGTGATATTAGTGATCTTAACAGGCGTGTCGGCATAATAGATACTTCTATTGCCAACCTCACTAAAGTAGATGCGAGTTTGAATGCAAGCATAGCGAGTCATAATGCAAGCATAGTAAATCTGAACACAAGCATCAGCAAGGTCAATGCTTCGCTCAATGCGTCTATAGTTTCTGCAAATGCAAGCATAGTAAATCTGAACACAAGCATCAGCAAGGTCAATGCTTCGCTCAATGCGTCTATAGTTTCTGCAAATGCAAGTATATCGAAACTTGACACTTCTGTTAAGGCTGTAGCAACCAGTGTTGACACTCTTCGCAATAATGTAAGCACGCTTGTTACACAGACGGTTACTGCAATCAACGCAAGCATTGCGAATGTAAGTTCTTATGTTCAGAGCGTAAATGCAAGTACAAGTTCCGCAATCAATCTTCTCAGGCAGTATGATTCAAGCAATTTTGTTTATCTGGAAACACTCATTAACGAGAACAAGAGACTCGTTGATTCAAGTATCCAAGTTCTTGATTCAAGTTGTTCTGAACTTTTCGAAATCATCTTCAATAACGAGCTTGTGACAGCGGAAGCGCTGATTGAGTTGAACAACAAGATAAACAGAACGATGGCAAGCTATGTTGCAATCGAAAGCGAGGATTATCCATATGCCGACCTTTGCATAGCGGATGCTTCCAACAAGGTCATCGTGGCATTTGAAGATGGACATATCAAGACTCAGAACTTCGACTCGTCAGCAGTGAATGCTTCAATCGAGCGTTTGTTCCAGTTGATTAACAGTTAAAGAAACATTATAAACTATTTAGACAGCCATGAAAGCGGATGGACTCTTGTTCACCCGCTTTTTGTTGCACTTGAAATACAAACAATTTGGTTAAATCAAATAAATACATAAAAGTCAATTTTAGCATAATGTCTTCTATATATGATTTGAAAATCTTCAAGTTGAACAGGATAAAGTATGAAGAGTTGTGGGATGATGCTGTTGCTTGGGTCCGAAAGACTTATAATGCGACAGCAGAGCAGTTTACGAATGCGTCTCCGTTTTCGCAGCTCCTTTCGGTCATATTGCATCTTGGGCGAATGATATTCTACTATATAGAGGATTCTGTTACCGGTCTCAATATTAAGACAGCATACAGACCTGACCAGATACGAGGTCTTGCACAACTGACCGGGCATGATGCTTTCAGACCTGTTTCTGCGCGTGCCGCCGTTCGTATCGTTTATAAGGAAACCGGCAATCAGGACTTGACTGGAAAAGTATGCTTCATCCCGAACAAGATGAAAATCACTTCATTGCTGAACGGTGCTTCATATATACTGTTGTTCAATGCTGATACTGCAAAGATTACAATGACGGCAGGCAACTATGTTGACGGAAACATTATTCAGGGAACTTTGAAGTACCAGAAAGCGACAGGAACCGGAGAGGTTCTTCAGTCGTTCAACTTCAATGAGAGGAACTATACAGAAATCGAGCAGTATTTCATCAATGTCTATGTGAACGGAGAGCGTTGGGACAATGTGGAGTCGATGCTTGATATGGGCTATAACCAGAAGGCTTGCATGGTTCGCACCGGACAGACTGGCGGCATCGATGTGTTCTTCGGCAACGGTGACATGGGAGCGGTTCCTGCAGAAGGTTCGACCATCCTTGTCGAGTATGTCATATCTGACGGCATCGGCGGAAATCTTTCAAAGACTTACACGAATCAGTCGGATCAGACCTGGGTTATCAACGGCAACGGAATTCTTCAGGATGGAACTTACATCAATCTCGGAGAGAACTTCAAGATAAGTCTCAAGACAGACCTGATATTCGGTTCACAGTCCGAGGATATCGCGCTGACGCAGATGATTGCTCCGCATGCTTCTCGCTCGTTTGTTCTTGCTAATGAAGTGAACTACAAGTATTTCTTCAAGAGAATGAACATGTTCTCGACGATTGAGGTTGTCAAGGGCTATGCATCGAAGGAGGCGAATATTCAAGCTAATATCGCTTACGAGAAGGCTCAATACGACTATTCTGTCATGTTTGACAAGTGGCAGCAGGCTGCATCGGCTTACGGAGAAAATGCAGAAGAGTCAAGAGCAATATACGCAAGTCTGGAGAAGTGCCTTGAAAACATGCAGACAGCGCAGCAGAGAGTCGAGGATACGACGATGAACGACAATACAGTCTATATTATGCTGATTCCGGATATTTCAAAGAGGCTTTCTTCAACGAACAACTATTTCACTTGCGCAGAAACACTATTTACTTTGACAGCGGAAGAGCAGTTCAATCTCTTGCAGATGATAGAGAATTCTGGACAGAAAATCATAACAATGGAGAACAGGCTTATCGAGCCTAAAACGCCGCGGTTTGCAATCAATGCGAATGTGAAGATTTGGGAAGGATATAATATAGAGTCCGTCTATGCTGACAGCATCGCGAAGCTTTCCGATTATCTCATCAACAATACAAGAAAGGACATGCTTCCGCTTTCTGACATAACCGCTTTGCTTGAGACTGTCGAGGGAATCGACTCTGTGAAAGTCTGGTTCGATGCGGACGTGAATAACGAGAATATATACGGAAAGACAGGTTTCTACGGAATTGACGATTTCGGAGATGTTGTTCTGACAAGGAAGTACATCAACTCTGCTGGAATGGCAAGACAGGTCAGGGACATATTGCCTTTGTTCCGCGGCGGTTTCACTTCATACAACGGAATCGAGTATTCGGACATTCAGTCGAATGACTACAATTCTGCTTTTAACTTGAATCTTGTGTCATACACGCACAATACAAGGCTTTCTCTTGATAATCCGATAAACTGATAATAATATGACAAAGGAAATATATTGCAAGTTGCCGACTGACAGGAATTATCAGAGTCGGGTTGAGTATGATGACGAGCTGGAGCAGATTCTGCAGCAGATCAGGATTGTTCTGGGAACCAAGCATGGGCAGGTTCTCGGCGACTACAATTTCGGAATCGACCTGCAGAAGTACCTGTTCAGTTACAACCAGTCGCAGGAACAGATACTGTACAACGTCAATGTCGCTCTGGCAAGGTATGTCAGGTTCGATCAGACGAAGTACAACGTGTATGCGAACGTGTCTTTCGGACATAATGACAATGACGCGTATGACTATGCCGTGATAGACATCGTTGTGAACCAGAAGAAGTGTCTTGGTATTCTGGTGAGCCAAGAATAAAACGAATTTTTATAGAGATTATGCCAAGAATCAAGGATGTGGAGTCGTTCAAGAGCTATACGAATCATATGCATGACGATTATAGAAATGCAGGTTATGACTATGAGAGGCATATCATGCAGAACGTGGTTTCGCCGGAACTGTTCGCGAATCCTCTGAATGATGCTCCGATGAGGCAGATTGAGAGGCTTGTCGAGTACCTCATCAACGCGGTCCGGATGATAAAGCTGACTTATGCTATTGCGCTTCCGAAAAACTCAAAGAACATTAATTGATGGACAGGCTTGGATTAGACAGTTTGAAGTTCTTTACCGGTGACGGTAAGCAGATTATTATGCAGAAGCAATATTCTGTTGCATGGGAGATTGTCCCGTGCGACCGCGTGTTCTCTGCGTTCATTGACAATCCGTCTGGTCATTTCGAGATTAGCGGAAACAAGATTGATGTTATTGTTGACAATCCGGGAATGGTCAGACCTGATGTGAAGTTTCCGCTGAACCACGGAGCGTCAAACTATATAATTAACAAGTATTCTGCTTCAACAGATGTTCTTGGTATCTACAATATATCTGAAAATTATGTAGAACCAAGAACTGTTAATGGCGAGGGACAGATTGTCGCTTCTGACAATGAGGCTATGAACAAGATTCTGTTCTTTTGCTACAAGTATGTTACGGATGACAAGACGTATATCGAGCAGAACAAGATAAAGATTAGTGTAAGCACTGGTGACGAAGTGTTTGTTGAGGAGTATAACCTGCTTGATTTCTTCTATCCTGTTGTTAGCACGAACTACCGCACGAACGGACATTACATACAGTATAGTTTCAATACAGGCGACACTGATTTTCTAAAAGAGTCTGTGACTGATGACGATGCCAGCAACTGCTATGGAATCAAGGCTTCCATTATCGGCTTGGTCAAGGGAGAGGAAACAGAGTATGCGGATGAGGTTCATGCCGCTACGGACTTGATAGACAAGTATGGCACGGATATGAGTACTGCTCTTTACATGATGGCATACAACGTGGACGAGAACCAGTTTCCGTATGTTCGATATGTAGGCACTTGCATGCAGGAGAAGGTATCTGCAGACTTCATTGCGGCGACCACGATTGTTATTGTTGCCGATAACGGCGTAGATGCTGCCGAACGATACACATATCCGGTCATCGAGGATGGTGATGTCAGGTACAGGCTTCACTTCAGGTTTCAGAAAGATTCGGAGATGTCGTTCATTACGGCTGACGAGAACAATGTCGATTTGGTGAAGAGCGACTCGATGTACATGCTCAACCATGACGAGGCTGTTGCATCCATTACTGATAGCACGAGAAACACGTTGTTGAACGCTATGCATTTCACTGTCGGGTTCCAGAGTAGTGTGGAAGGTTGCTACAAGAACGCGATGGGAATGTTCATCAGGGACTTGGTTGATGATGTTGACTACTTCATCGGCGTCATCCAGTTCTTGACGGAAGTAGAGGATGAGGACGAGAGGTTCCGTACATTGCTGACAAATTTCGGTATTCCGGATCCAATCAAGTATCCGAACGTGTTCAAGCAGCAGGATATCGACGAGCAGGGATGTGACTGGACTCTTGTGAACAAGAAGTCCAAGGAGTTGTTCTTGTACTATGACGAGATATTCCCATATGTCGGAACATACAAGGCTCTGTTCAATGCAATCAAGTTTCTTGGCTATCAGGACATCATATTCAAGGAGTGGTACAAGATTAAGGACCGCAACGACCAGACGCGGTATGTGGCTATTCAGAACTATGACACATCTACCGGTTTGTCCATTGAATCAACATTGAAGAAGTACGGTGTTGAATACGGGCAATATGACAGGTATACGAAGCTGAACAGGCTGTCTATGATTTATCATCTTGACGAGATGAGCAGCGATGCGGAAGAACAGTTGAGTGCCGATTTGACGCAAGTGACTCTTTGTCGTTTCATTGTGCGGAGAACGGAAAGCGAGAATATGACTGCTGCGACAAAGTACAAGTATGCGAACTATACTCTTGATGTTCCAAATGATAGTCTCAACAAGACATTCAAGATGTCAAGTCTTGTGTGCGGTCATTTTACAGTCGATCCGCTGTATGACAATGTGATTGTTAAACTGGTTTCACAGGGAAACACGTATTGCTTGAAAGTCGTATCCGGAACATTCAGAAATCATTTGTACAGTCCGGAACTTGAAGGCATTGATGAGTTTGTTTCATTTGTAGAAGGTGATAACAAGTACGTCAAGTTCAATGTCAAGATGAATTATTGCTCTGACCTGTTTGTTACAGACATATCAAATGAGTATATAAAGTCCATAACGGAGACCGTTAATGTTCCGTTCAATGGAAAGTACTATAACGCGAATGACATAATGAAAGTCATTCCTGTATATGAATA